CAAGCCAAACTTACAAAGCTGAGACTTTCGGACTTGAAGACTATATCGCAATGGAAGACATCGTTGATTCTCAATATCCCGGAAGCGAAGAACAAAGAGCAGTCCGCAAAGTTGCAAGAGCTTTGAGAATTGCTAAAGAGAAAAGATGTGCTGACCTTCTCTTCGGTACTTCGAACTTCGATAATGATACAGCGGCGAACGAGTTTAATGGCGAGTTCGATGACGCGAACGCAGAGCCTTTAGCAAATCTTTACGATCTAAAGAATACCGTCTTTGAGGCGGCTCATGGTGTGAATCCCGATACTCTTGTTCTCGGTCATAAGGTATTCAGAACACTAGCGAAGAATCCCGAAGTCCGCGGATTCGCCGGAACTTCTTCAGCGGGCTTCGCCGCCGGTTCTCGAATTCTTTCAAACGAAGCAACTCTTCAAGTTCTTCGCGACGTACTTGGAATTCAAAACATTTATGTCGGTTCAGCTCTTCGAGATACAGCCGTTCCGGGAGCGACTTCAAGCGAAGCCTTCGTATGGAATCAAACATCGATCTTTATGGGTATTCTTCGCGGCTCGGACGCTATCATTCAAAAGACCGGCGGTGTCAAGGCTATGCCAGTTGCCGCTTTGAATCTTCAGTTCGGTTCATATATGGCCGGTCAGTTCGACGATCCGAGCGGTTCTATTCGTCGTACTGTATGGGCGGAAGAAGCGCACACTTTCCACAAGGTCGACGGAACACTCGGACGAATTATTACAGATTGCGTCAACTAAGAAATGCTTTGTCAGTGCGGACGGTCTCTTCTTCTCGCTGAAGATGACGCGGATTTAAAAGCGATCAATGATCTTAAGAAGCAAGTCAAATCTTCTTCTGGAGAGATCTCCGCACTATTAAATGCAAGAGTTGAACAATTAAAAGCTGAAGTCTCCGCCGAGAAAAGTTTTCGTCGCGGACTTCAACAATCTCAAAAAGAGATCACTGATATTCTAAGAGCAAGCCTTGAGACGATATCTCCTCAAAATCTCCTTAGTCTAACAAACGAGCAACTGATCGACATCATGCTTCAAAGCGGACTCGGTCGAAGTATCGACCAGTTTATTGAAGATCAAGACAAAATCAGAGACTCGATCAATCAAATGATAAACGTAATCGATCCGGCTTTCGATTTCAGCTCGATTAATAATCAAGTTGACATGATCGCTCTTCAGAATGCGAACTCGCTCTTTGATGAAGTTGTGATTCCGGTTTATCAAAAACATATTAAGCAAGCTCTAAGAGACGCGACGTTTATTACTTCAGTCGATGACGCTCTTTCAAACTTGCAAATCAAATTAAAGCAAAGCGAAGGTTCGACGCTGACAGAAGTTCGAACTAAAATCTCTCAATATGGAAGATCAGTGACAGCGACAGCCGGAGCCGCGGCCGGTTTAACTAATTATTTATATACTGGGCCGGTCGACGGAATTACTCGTCCTTTTTGTCGAGAATTAGTAAACAAAGTAGTGACAGATAGTCAATTAAGCCGGCTTAATAATAATCAAGGACTATCGGTCATTACGTCCGGCGGCGGCTATAATTGCCGTCATTCTTGGAGCCCGGTCTCCGAAGGATTCATTCAAGCCGCTAAACTAGATCGAGCGACTCAGTCAGATATAAACAAAGCGAATTCGAAAGCGAAGAAATAGTCATGAGAAAAGCAATCACAAATCAAGATCATCGCTTCATTTGGTCTCCTCAAGTTCCAACGACCGGAACTCCTTCGCTCGCGATTGATACAGAGTCGGGAATCAGTGAAAACTTTGTTCGCTTTACTGATGACGTATCAGTGACAGCGATCGCAAATGATAGAAGAACGCTGACAGTTTCTTCCGCTCCGGCTTCCTATTATCGACAGTATCAAAACGGATTCCTTCTCACTTCAAGCGATACTTATTACTCAGTGAACGTAAGTCGGTTTGTTGGAACGACGGCTATTCTCGCCGAGCCTTTACCGAGGGAAATTGATCTTTCAACTTCGGCGACTCTTCATCTTAATACAATGTATGTCGACATCGATTCGACAGCGATCGCGACAAGCGGAGTCTATCCGTTTCGAATCTCATACAACGAATTAAACATGAGTAATGTTCGACAAGAACGCGGACTCTTCAAGGTGACTCCGCGTCCTTTTAATACTGGCTTAGATCATGCTCAATTCGTCGCGATGTTTGCGAATCTCGCTGACATGATTCCACGTCGACAAAGCGACTTCTCAACTCAAATAAAAGTCGCTGAGAATGAAATCATTCTCGCTGTCAGAGATCATCTAAACAGTGATGATATAACAGAAGATGAAGTCTTCAATCCGGAGTCGTTTCAACTAGCTCATTCTTATTGTAGCGCCGCAATCGTTTATGAAATGAATCTCAATCTCGACGCGGCTTCAGCGATGAGAGCCCGTTGTCAAGAGTTGATTGACTCGGCTCTTCGATCAATCTCGCTCGATTTGGACGGAGACGGAGTCATCGACGCCGGAGAAGAAGATCTTCGGCGAAAAGGTGGAAACGCTCAAGACTTTCGAGCGAGCTGGAGAAGCTACTCAAAGACGGCGAACGATTCTTTCTTTAACCCAGTTCGCGGAATGAGACACTAGTCTTAAATAGGAACTCAGTTCCGGTTTAGAAAATGTTTAAATAGGAACTTGGAAAATGTTTAAATAGGAACTCAGTTCCGGTTTAGAAAAGGAGGAGAGAATGAGAGTAAAAATAGATCTAAAGCTCCCTTCCAATTTATGGACAGCTAAAGATACGCTAGTCCTTGCTCAAAATACCGTCGCTTCGATTAAATTAAGAACATCGAAAGGGATTGACGCGACCGGAGTTTCTTTCGACAATTACTCAACAAAGCCGATCTATGTCGCTTTTAAAGGAGCGAGATTGAAGCCTAAAGGCGGCCGGCCTTCGAGAACAAACAAATCGATCTACTATGCTCGCGGCTATCGTCAATACAAGCAAGAGAGCCGGCGAAGGACTCCGGGAGGAGAAGGACAGTCCGCGGAAGTTGATCTTGTTTTAAGCGGTCAACTCATGAACAATCTAGTTGTACTTGAAGCGACAAGAGATCGATTTAAAATCGGATTAACAAAACATGTTAAATCATACGGTTATCATGTTAATGATAAAAGAGAATATATCGGACTAACCGACGACGAAGTCGACGTTCTTGTCGACGCGATCGCTCTTGATCTTTCGGAGAAACTAAAATGAGTCAAGGAATCTTCGCGGCTTTAGAACATCTTGAAGAAAGAATCATGAGTATCAATCCGAAGACCGATACTCATTCCGGTTTCGTTGCAATTCAACGCGACGACGGATTGAGCGTCGAGCTTGACGAGCGTTCAAATAATAATCGTTATTTTGAATTTCAGATTGATACGTTCCCGGAAGATGACGGACAAGCTGGACTCTCTGGAAGAAAGCGAGCGACGATTGATCTTCGAGTCAGATATGAGATCCCGACTTCATACGGCTTTCTTTCTCGAATGATCGCCGAAGACGCTTCAAACTTGCTCGATTCTCTAAAGAGTCCAGACTATGATTATATTGATACCGGAATCATCAACGCTATTCCGGAGCGTCCTACTTTTGAAGCGATTACGAACGCAACTGGCGAGCGAGTCGCGTTCATTCTGACCATTCCTTTTACTTTGCTATTCTTGGAGAATTAAAAATGGCAGTAACTCATAGAAGTTTAAGCGTCGCCGTCGAGACTCTTTTCGGCTCTCCGGCTCCTACTACCGGAATCCCTTCAACAAGCGGCTTGACTTACGTTTCAATTCCTTGCGAACGTGATCCGATTCTTATCCCCGGAGAGCCGGTCGTTAGTGAAAGAAACGACACCAAGGACGGAAACTATTTCAACGCTCCGGAGCCGGATACAGTTTGGAGCGGAGGGAATCGACTGAGAAGACGAACCGGTCAAGTTGTTTGTAGAGTTGACTTGACGACGATCGGAACTTCAGCGAATAACTATACTTCAAATTATCTCGGCTATCTTCTTGGAGCTGGCTTCAAGACTCAAGTTCCTTCGAGCGGATTAAGAAGCGATACAGCTTCCGCAGTATCAGACGTGAATACATACAGTCCGACCGGCTCGATCTTAGAAAGCGATGTCGGATTGATCGTCGGAACTGAGCTAAACGGTCGAGCTGAATACTCAGCGATAACAGACAACGACGTCGTCGGAGAAGTGACAGTCTCGCCGGCCTTCTCTTCAGCGTTCACCGGAACTCCGACGATCCGCGGTCTTCAGACTTGGTACATTCCGAGCCGTTCGGCGACCGGAACTTTTGAACACTCATTATCATTCAAGATTGACGGAGTGAACTTTCAATCGCTCGCGTTCGGTTGCGTACTTGAATCGATGTCAATTACTGTCGACAACGGTCGTCTAATGGCTGATTTAACTTATCAATGTGCTTATATCACTGATAATCACCCCCTCGTCGCTTCAACTCCGATCGAACCGGTCTACAACTCCGGAGCTCCGGCCTTATTCCGCGGAGCTTATGCCGTTGTGTCAAATGGATCTCCGGCGAGCGAGTCAAACGGTACAGTCGGAGAGACTCAAGGTCGAATCGCTCTTGATTGCGAAGACTTTACGCTGACTGTTACGAATACACTCGTTCCGCTCGGCTGGAGTAATGATGTGATCGGAATGTCAGATATGGAAGTTTCGGAAGTTAACGTCGAGCTTAATTTGACGCTTTCGACTGTTAACACGACTGTAAATGATGACTTCTTCAATAGAACAGTTCGTCAAGTTATCGTCGGAACGGCTCCCTTCGGAGACGGAAAAGGAGCGGCGATCATGCTTCCGGCGGCGATCTTGACAAATGATCCGAGCGTTTATGATGTGTCCGGAAATGACATCGTTCGACAGAATTTAAACTATCGTCAAGCTCGATATGCTGGCGATTATACTGATTCATCTTATGAGCTCTTAGCCGGAAATTCTCCATTCAGAATCGGATTGACTGTAGGGAACGTTTGATATGGCTCTTTCATTTGTCACTAGTGCAGATCATGAAATCGAAATCGTCGTCACTTGCGATCCGAGTATTCAATGTGATGAAGATCAAAAGTCAGCTTATTATAAAAGCGGAGACTTGAATGATCTTGGAGACGTAAAAGACGCGACTCGATTTATCATTCGAGCTCTTTCTCCGAGCGATCGCGAACAAGCTGAAGTTTCAGCCGGTGCTTATACTCGAAGTGAACTCGGTCGTTTGCTTTGGTTAGAATCGCCGAATGAGACAAAAGAAAGAGCTCGCTGGCACCATGAACTAGAAGACGATGAAAAAGAAGCTCTTGCTCAATATACAGCGTATCTCAATCGAGTTTATATTGAAATGATTCGAGCTAGTTTAGTTTCAATCGACGGTGAGCCGGCGACTTATGAAACGATTGATAACATAAGACCGGAATCGATTCGAACTCAAACGATCAGCGAACTAGTTCTTCATATTCAAAGGATAAGTCTTCTCGGTGATTCGGGAAAATAGCGGCCGCCGGAGTCGTCTGGATAAGTCGCTCCGGCTCCCGTTCTTGGAACTGTAATCAATGCAAAGAGAATCCTAGTCTTCGAAGAAAAAGAGGGAATTGCGGAGGAGCTTTCCGCGACAATCTTCCGCAATCTCAAGAAGACGAAGAGGGAAGATTCGTTCCCGGTTATCGAGTCGCTCCCGATTGCGGAGCCGGATTCAGTGATTTAAAAATCCGCTCTTGCCCAGTCGCTGACATGAATAGACTCTCTCCGATTGTTAGCGCTTATAATTTGCATAAATCGGGACTAGTTGATTTAAAAACAATATACAAGAATCCGAGTATCGCTCTTATTGATTGTTTAAATGTGATACAATCAAATCAAGATGAAGCTCAGTCTCGCGATCTGGAGAAGTTGAAAAATGGCAACTAATAGACAAATAGAAATCGATGTCGTCTTAAATTCTTCGCAAGCTGAAAAAGGTCTCGACAAGATTGAGACTTCTTCAAAAGAAGTCGGAGAATCTTTTTCGAACGCTGGAAAAGTTATCAAGTCTTTCGGCGGCGAAAGCTCAAGAGCACTCGGAGGAGTCGGAGAAGCGTTCGGAGGAGTTGTCGATTCAGTCCAAGGCTTGAACTCTTCACTCAAAGCCGGCGGCTCATCTTTTACAGCTCTTTTGGGTCCGGTCGGAATCGCCGTCGTCGCCGTCTCTGAACTTATGACAGCGTTTCGAGAATACCGAAACGAAGTTGACGGAACGAATATCAGAATTGAAGCATACAAAGCCGCCGCGAGTGAACTGACATCGATCATCGAAGAGCTATCGGACGCTCAAGTCGTTTTGAATGAAGAGACGATTCGAGCTTTCAGAATACAATCTCAAAGAGCACAAAGAGCAATCGAGGAAAGTCAAGCGATTCGAGAAAGGTCAGTCAATACAGAGATATTGATAGACGGCCTTCGAAAAGAAATTGAAGTTCTTGAGACTAGAGACAAGGCGTATAAGAGCGGTCAAAAATCAGCTATAGAATACGCTCATTTTAGCGCAGCGATCGAAATAGAGCTTGAAAATAGAAGAAAACGTCTCTTAAAACTTGAAGCTCGACTCGCTGAAGAGCAATCGAAAGCCGATAAAAAAGCGATCGAAGGAGCGAAGGAGCGAAAGAAGCTAACAGAAGACCGAGAAGCCGCTCTTAAGAAATCGCCAGAATTCTTGAAAAAACTTGCTCAGACTGAAGCTAAACTTCTGAATGACGCAAGAATTAACGAACTTCAAAAAACAAAAGATGACATTCAGACTCAAATCGAAATCGCTCGAATCGGTTCTCTTCAAAAGCAAGAAGAGCTAAGAGCAATCGAGGACATTTCAGAACAAACAAGATCGAAAGCGATCGCCGCCGAACGAAGTCGCCTTGAAGCTGAAATCTCAGCTATTGAGAAGGCCGGGAGGGAGAAGCGTCTTTCAGATCAGAAAAGAGCTTTAGCAGAAAGACAGCGACAAGAACAGCAAGAGCGAAGCCGGCAACTTTTAGAAGAACGAAGACGGCTCCAGATTCAACAACAACTTGATTCTGAGCTTCGATCAATTCGAGCTTTAGAAATTCAATCCATGGAAATCCATGGAGCGGATAAACTCGCAATCATCGAAGCAAATTATCAAGAAGAACTAAAGCTCGCGAAAGATAATGAGAACTTAATCGAGATCGCTCGTCTTCGTCGCCGAAACGCTGAAGATCGCTTTTTACAAGAAGAGTTTGCGGCTCAACAAGAGGCTGAAGCTCAATCAAGAATATTCGCAATAGAGAACGCTGAATTCGATTTGAGCTTTCAACGCGACTCTTATGATAAAGAGCTCAAGCTCTTAGAGTTACGCTATAAGAAAGAACGCGAACTCGCCGGCGATAATCAAGAAATGATAACAGAGTTAACGCGACGTGAAACGCTAGAAAGAACTCAGCTTCAAGCGAAAGCGACTCAAATTCAAATCGAACAATTAAAGAAAATCGGAGAACAGTTTCTCGAAGCCGGAGCGTCCGCCGCTTATGCTTCTTTAGTCGCCGGAGAATCATTCAAAGACTCCGTCGCTCAGTCAATTTATGCAATCGGTCAGCAAGCCGCCGTCCAGAGTGCTTTATTATTTGCGGAAAGCGTAGGACGGCTTGCTTTCGGCGATGTTGCCGGAGCGGCCTTGAAAGCGAAAGCCGGAGCAATGCACGCCGGAGTCGCCGCGATCGCCGGAGTCGCCGCGAATAAATTGGGAGTTGGAGGAAGTGGAGGAGGAGGAGGAGAAGAACCGACAAGCCCGTCCGGGATTGCTCAGACTTCAGCTCCTCAAAGAGAAGAAGCAAGTCAAGAAGCAATCGTTTATAATATCAATTTCTCCGGCGCTGTTATATATGACACTAAGACGGCCGCCGAGCAAGCTCTCGCCGATCGTGTGACACAACTTCAGAACCGTCGAAGACGCGGCGGAGTCATGAGAAGGAGTTCATAAAATGCCATTGAATCAAGTCGCTCCCGATTTCGCTTTGTTAAGTTCTCTTGATATGAGAACTTATGACAGCGTTGAAATATTTGAACGAAACGGATCGCCGGTCAATATGCCGAGCTTTTCAGCCGGCTCCGGAATTTATGAAGATCTGTTATTCTTTTTGAACGGCCGCTATTCATCATCGACAGTTTACGCGACGGCTCAATTCTCAGTCGCGACGTTCGGCTCGAACTGGGGATTTGCAATAAACAGCGACGATAAAGTCGTCATCGCTTCGACTAGTAACTTTGAGATCGCCGCCGTCGGTTCAAGTGATCCCTTCGGATTCGGTTACAATACGATCTCAGCAACTTTGAGCGGATCGTTTTATTCTGTAACAGCTCCGAACAACTGGACTCGCGGACTAATAGATTTGAGCGATTGCTCATACAAAATCAGCGATCCCGGCGGCTCTGGTAACTTTTACTTTCCAGACGTCAAGCCGGACGTTCAAGACGTTTCAGTCTTTGCGAGATCTTCCTCCGGGAGCGATGTCGATTACTTCGGTCTAACTACTCTTGAAACGCTAGACAATAACGTCGCAAGCTCGACGGATATTACTTGGACGATTAACAACTCCGGTCTTGTTCAATGTCATTATAGAACAAGTCTCGGTGATATTGTTTGGAGCTCAAACGAGATTCGAAACTTGCTCGGATTCACCGGAAACGAAGATCCGGTCATCGACGGAACGATTTCAAGATTGACAGCTTCGAAGGTTTCGCCGGCTTGTTTGTTTCCGACTCGACCGATTCAAAGTCAACACTTAAGCGTTGAGAACGTGAGTCAATATCGCCGGCTCATCGGCGGCGGCTATGCTTCAAACTTCATCGGCTCTTATGTCACTACTTTGTTAAATTTCGACTTGGACGCTCAACTTGATTCAAAAGATGATTATCGACACTTCTCAAACTTGTTCGCTCCGCGTATCTCCGGCGGCGAAAGAATCAATCTATACCAAAGCTGGGGAGATAGTCGAAGAGCACTCAGAGAAGACCAAGTGAACGCAAATCAACCGGCTTATACTGCACTTTATACGAGCGAAGAGAACGGAGAAAGAGGAAGATTGAGAGGATCTTGTTTGACTCCGAGCTTTGACTTGGCTTATCCCGGAAGACTTCATCGACGAGTACCAGTCAGAATGGAGATTGAACATTTATGAGCAACTCTTTCTCCACAAGTCCGACTCTTGTCGATCCGAGCCGAACGACTGCAACTCAAACAATTCGATCAACCGAAATCTCTCGACTCGCTGATCTTCAGAATTATATTTTTGCAACAAGTGGAACTCATAACGTATTGAGTCAAACTTATGATGATTCATGCTTCATTCAAGACGCGACGTCATTTACAACGATGTCACGCTGGATCATTCCGAGAATTTCACGTTCTCATAATGAGCTTAAAGTTCGCTTAAGTGCTTTTTGCTCAACCGCCGGAGCTCAAGTCAGATTGACTTTATCGTTCTTGATTTCAGCTAACACTTATACAGCTACAATAACAGTAAGTGACACCGGCCGCTATTCCTCCGGATTCGATGTCGCAACGATTACGACGCTATCAAGTGAGACTGAAGAGTTCGCGATCTTAACTCTTGAAGCGAAAGCTCCGGCAAGTGATGAAGTCGAGATTCTTGGAATTCAAGCGAACTGGAGTCCGATCTCTTCGCCGCTGTCCGCTGGCCTTCATTATCAAGGGACGAGCGAGTTCGTTCCAGTCGGAGCGAATCGGCAAGGAGATGACCTTCCTTTGACTTCGCGATTCGGAGTTGACGCTCTCAACAATATTGAGACTCTGAGAAAAAGAGGAAGGTCTCTTGTTTGCTGGTCGGGAGTTGAGAACGCAAGCTCTTCTCAGTCGATACAATTCGCCGCGAATCCTCCGATCGGTCTCGGTGTCGGAGACGCCGGAGTGCTTGGCTCGATAGCGGCTCTTCCGATCGGAATGAATGAGATCGACGGCCTTTCAATCAATCTTTTTGCGTATGTCGTCGGACTCGGAGCCGGTCAATCGATAACAGTTGAGATCTTCAATCATCGAATGACATTCTCATTCAATGGCTGGAATAGTTATTCTCTTGAGATATTCGGAAGTGATTTGAATTTGAGCGATGAGTTCGGCTTGTCAGTCTATCGAGTCGAAATAAATAATAATGATACAAATCTTCAATCTCTTCTCAGTTTCAACAATCCGGTTTCGTCAAGTCCGTATATTTCATCTTTGTCTATCATAGGAGTTTAATCATGTTAATTCCAACCGGATTCGCTAAACTTCCAAATGATGAAAGCTGTTATAATGGCGTCGTTTTAATGGGAGGAGTTGTCGGACAAATAGCCTCCGGACTCGCTCAACTATCGAACGTCAAATCGCTCGGAGAAGCTCATTTTCAAGTGAATCATTCGCTTTGGGGACAAACCGGATTCGGATCTTCGACCGGCGGAAACGGCGGACTTATTGTCCTTGCAAGCTACAAGAGCGACCGAGAATACAACTTCTTATATCAATCGACTCCTCTTTCAACTCGGCTCGCGATTGTTTTCAAGTATGCCGCTTTTGAGAACGCGAGTATCGTTCCTTATGTAAAAATTAAGTTAAGATCGACTTCCGGGAATAGTTACTCTGGGACTGTTCTCGACGAAGGAATCGAGTTCGAATCGGGAGTTCATATCGAAGACAGTTATCGTCAATATGTCGCGGCGAGAGAAGCGTTCACCGGTTGCGAGCTGATCGACGCTCCGACGAATCTCGTCTATGATCCTCCGCGTCCGCTGTTTGTTCCTTCGGCGAACCGAGGAGAACTTTTGAATGTTCAGATATTGCTTGCTTCAGTTGCGCTCTCTTCTGTTCACATTTATGATATATATGAAGCTGAAGTGACACCATGAAAGGTGGAAGTTGTTCTACCTTTTCTAAATAGGAACTGAGTTCCGGTTTAAAAGGTGGAAGTCGTTCCACCTTTTTTTAAAGAGGGAAAAGCATGATAACCAGTATAAACGCAAAAAGAGTTTTCGCTCTTGAGATCGGCGGTCTTTTATATCGTTATCATTCGACAACTCCTCCGGCTTCGACAAGCCTTGAAACTGAGATCGCTTCGGGAATTAACTACGTCGACAGAGAGGGAATATTGACGGTCGGATCGTTCTCGGCTTCTCTTGATCCAAGCGGAGGGATCGGCGAATATTCTCCGCTCTCTGTATCGCTAGCAATCGACAAGAAAGCGGATCTCGGAGACGCTGGAGTCGTCTTCGGTCGTTGCGGAGCTCGTTCAAGCGGAATAAGAGCAAGATTGACAGAAAGCGCCGATCGAGAAGCGACGTCTTTGAAAGTTGATACAAATTTAACTTCTTTATCGTTTCCGCGCTTAATGCACATAGGCGGCGAGACAGTTCGAGTCAACTCCGCTTCAACGACGACGCTTACCGTTTCAAGCGGAAGAGGAGCCGGAAATACTCCGATTCAAAGTCATTCGATCGATCTTGAAGGAACGATCGTCCCAGAGGTGACGGAATATATTACGACTTTCAGAGGACGAAGAGCGAAACTTTACGGAGCGAATCAATATCAAGACGGCTCCGTTTCTGATTATGTTGAAATAATCAATGGCTTCATCGAAAGTTCTCCAACGATTGAAGACGGACAAGTCGTCTCTTTGTCTATCGTTCCGCTTTCAGCGATGATCGATACTAGTCTTAGTGATAAGATTTCACAAACTCACTTATTGACCGGTTATCATTATTTCGACGGACAATTCGGATCTTCTATTGAATACGCGACAGAATTAAATAAATTTCAAAATTCAGACTATAACATTCTAGCCGCGAATACTTCGCTTTCAATAACTGCAAACACTTTCAATCTGATCGGTTACAACAATATAACTTATCTCGGCTTAGGAGTTTGTGGATCATTAGAAGACTTTGACGCGACGCTCCCGGCCGGATTAGAGCTCGATACATATACAGAGACTCACCCAAGATATCCAAAGCTCCAGATTGAACCGACTTTAATTACTGAGAAAGCCGGCTTTCCGACTTCGGTCTCTATTGCGTCAACAACGAGCGATTATACAGAATATACAATCAACGCGGATAGCTCTCCAAGTAACTCTTTGACAGCTTCAGAGATTACAAATTCTTTCATCATGACTTCGCTTCCAAGAACCGAGCTTAAACGTCATGAGCTTGGAAACGAAGAGGTCAAGAAATGGCCGGCCGTTATTAATGATACTCTTGAAAGCTCCGGAGCGTCTTCAGTGGCCGGCCTTTCGGGAGCCGTCGCAAAATGGAGAATCGATCTCGGGAACAAAAGAATCATTACTTCAAAGACGACAACTTCAATCATTCCGGCGAGTCTTTATCTTTGGACGAGTCAAGCCGCTTGGAGTAACTACACTCGCGAAAACTATCCGCGAGCTCCTCAGTATTTCGACGCAAACGGAAATCAACTCGAACTTGATTCTCTTTCTCGACTGTCTTATCCGATTGATATCGGACAGAATAACGATCCTTATCCGGAGGACTTTCGAGATTCTTCTTCAAACCTTGTAAAACAAGTCAAGATCGAAAGCGGAGCGACGTCAACTTATAATCTAAGAGACATCGCTTCGGCTTATTATCAATTATATGAAAAAGCGATTCTCGTTGAAAGCTCGCTCGGCTTGCCCACAGTCGCAACAAGCGGAGAATTTCACTGGATAACAGTTCGATACTATGACCGAGTGACAGAAGAAACAAAGACTCAATTCTTTCAAGTATCTCATGAAACGACGGCGACTTTCGGCGGAAGTGATGTCGGATATTTGCTTCATTTAAGACAAGGACAAGACTATTCAGCGAACTTTAGCTTCGGCGACTGGAGCGACAGCGAAAGAGCTTTGATATTCCGGGGAGGGAGGTTCGTTGGAGAAAATGCCGGAGTTGTCCTTCTTCAGCTTCTTGAATCCGGCGGCGGCGACTTAATCAACGGCGATTATGATGTTTTATCGATCGGCTTAAATATTGATTCAAGCAATATCGACGAAGAGTCTTTTCTTTCAATCGGCTCCGGTTCTCCATTCTTGTTTAGCGATCAATACGCTGGAGACGGTCAAGACCTAAGATCGACTTTTGAATCCATTCTTCGGCTTCTCGGAGCTTGTCTCGTAATGAAGCGAGATTCATCAACCGGCCGCTCTAAGATTGCTCTCGTTGCTGTCGGAGCTGAAAGATCAAAAGCGACTAGCTTGAATATTCAAGCCGGCGACTTTTTCACGAATCCGGCTCCGACATGGAATATTTATGAAGACATCGTGACTCAAATCGAATTCAAGTTTGATTATGATCCCGTTGACGAAGACTATCGATCAACTGTCATCTTCAACGATCAAGAAGCGATTAATCGCTACGGCGGCGAACGATCGAAGATTACTCTTGATCTCCCGGGAGTCAGTTCAAATCAGTTCGGAAGAGGAGCTGGAGACATATATTCTCAATTCATTCCGACAGCGAATCGAATCTTCTCTTTGCTTGCGAATCCGCTCCGGACGTGGACGGGATCGATCGCAACTGGTTCAAGTATTTATCTTGATCTAGGATCATACGTCAAAGCGAGCTCTCCTCATTTCCGAGATTATTCAGATTCTTACGGAGTCGTTGACGGAGTCGCGATGATTCGCTCGATTAATCAGAATCTTCAAGATGAAGGTTGCGACCTTGAATTCTTAATCAGCGGCCTTTCTCCGGTCGCGTGGAATAGCTCGGCAACTGTCGCGAGTATCGTTGACTCTGATACTATCTCAATTAATGCCAGCGACTATTCTTCTTCTGATATTGAGTTCTTTTCAGTCGGAGACGTCGTCGACTTCGTTCCGACTGGAGATCAAGACAACTCGATCACCGGTCTCGAAATTCAGTCAATTAGCGGAAATCAAATCACGTTTACTTCAGCTCATGGCATTTCTTCAGCGAATGGAACGATTGAACCAACGACTTACGCGAACGCTTCAACGAGTCACAAAGAAGACGCTTATTTATCAGACTCTAATAATTTGCTAAACTCTACAGATACAGCTCAAGACTACAGTTGAGGAAACTATGCCTACAAAAGCGGAAATACAAGACAAACTCGACAATCTCGAACAAGACTATCGACGACTAGAAAGAGCTTTTAATCAAGCTCAACTCGACATCAACGCTCTTGAGATCGAAGATCATGACTATAATACCCCGGCGATCTCTTTTCATGCTCGCGAAGCGATCAAACGAGCTGAAGTTGAGTTGAATCGAGTCGTTGTTGATCCTGGCGATCGAATCAATGCTTACATTCGATCCGCGGAGGGACTCGGCTGGAACTGGGTTGAACCGTACACAAAGAACGGCGAGTTTGCTTGGTGTGGTGCTTTTGCTAGCTTTTGCTATACGAAAGTAAATTCTAATATCAGAAAGAAGATCTTTCCGAGCTGTTATCGACTTTATTCGAACTGGGCAAAGACTAGCCGAAAGATTTCGATTGAAGATGTTCAAGCCGGAGACATCGTCGTTATTTATACAGCCAAAAGGAGCGTTCAAGGCGATCATATTACGCTTTGCGTTGACGCTTCGACAAAGAAAGACGGCTATATCAAGACGATAGAAGGAAACGCAAAAGGGGAGCTCGGAAACGGCGAGTTCGGAGAAGGTGTCGTTCGTCAAGAGCGAGAACTAGAAAAGATCGCTCATGTTTACAGATTACTCGGGAGCGACTTCGATGAATGAGAAGAAGCCGATTATTGAGCAGCTAGGCGGCCGGAAAGCAATGGCTTTTTACGCGGCTCTTATTTGCTGTTTTACGCTTGCTCTTCTCGACAAAGCGAAGACTGAAATTCTCGGCTTGATCGATACTTTATATTTAGTTTTTGCCGGAGCGAACGTCGCCGTCAAGCGAACTGAAGCTGTCGCTCAAAAAGCTATTGAAAAACAACAAATGAAAAATGAGGAAACAAAATGAAAGTTCAATATCCAATTACTGCCGGACAAGTCATCGCTTGTTATTCAGCTTCAAGCGTCAATGATACAAATTTCCATTCTCTGAATTCTAGCGATTTTTACAATCCAATCACCGGAGCTCAACTCGACGCAGATCTTAAGTTTGCTTATGTTGGTGTAGCGTCTTCAAATACGACGACATCAAGTTTCTTGACTCTTCGAACTGTCGCTTCCGGAGCCGGAAAGACGAACTCGGACGGAGTGATCGAGATTCAATCGACTTATAGCGTTGATATTGCGGCCGTCGACGGCGGTCAGTCAGTGACAAATATTTCTTATGCTAAAGCGGCCGGAAGTGACAAGTTCACGATTCAAGCCGGCTTCAATAAATAGGAGCGTCAAATGAGTATTAAATTTGATACATTCAAAGCCGGCGGCGGCGGAGCTGGAACTGATAATCTCGACGATGTCACGAGCAGAGGAGCGACAACGACGAACGCGATCACCGTCGGAGGAGTAACGATCGGAACTGAATACAGTCTTCCAGCGGCGGACGGTTCATCGAATCAATATCTCAAGACGGACGGAGCCGGAACTCTGTCATTCGCCGCTTTAGATGTGACCGGCGGTCTCGTCTATCAAGGAGCTTTCAACGCGACGGCCGGAACTCCTTCGATCGCGAACGCGGAAAAAGGTGACTTTTATGTCATCGATACGGCCGGAACTCTCTACGGTCAAGATTGGAATGTCGGAGATCACCTTCTCATAAATGAAGACATGGGAGGATCGATCACAAATTCAAAGATTGACAAGATCGACAATACAGAGACACCGGCAAGTGAGACCGTCGCCGGAGTAATTGAGATCGCGACGAATCTTGAAGCTCAAGGGGCGACGCTCAACAATAAAGCACTCGTTCCGAGTAATATCTCTTCAATCGCTTTAAGCTCATTTAATGACGACTTGAGTTATTTATCAAGCGGCGACAACGTAAGCCTTCTTACAAATGACGCGGGATATTTGACGAGTGTTTCTTCGGCTTCCGAGACGGTTGAAGGAATTATTGAGACCGCGACAAATCTTGAAGCTCAAGGAGCGACGCTCAACAATAAAGCACTAGTTCCGAGCAATATTTCATCGATCGCTTTGAGTTCGTTTAATGATGATCTAAGTTATTTATCAAGCGGAGATAATGTCAGCTTGTTGACGAATGACGCTGGATACTTGACCGGAATCACTGGCGAGAGTCTCGGCGATCTGTCGGACGTAACGATCACAAGTGTTACAAATAATCAAGTCCTTCAATACGACTCCGTCTCTTCGAACTGGATCAACGCGACGATTTCAGTCGTTGAAGACACCACTCCGCAACTCGGCGGAAATTTAGACGTCAACGGAAATGAAATCACTTCCGCTTCAAATGGAAACGTTGTCATCAATCCGAATGGAACCGGAGACATATCAATCGGAGCCGATTTGATTCCGGACGCGAACGCGACTCACACGATCGGAGACGAGAACAATCGCTATATTTCATATTATGGCGACATGAACGGAGCGATTCGATTTAAGGCGAAGAACAATCAAGGAGCTCAAATCACCAAGGGGCAAGCGGTCTATATTTCTGGAGTCTCCGGAACCGTTCCAGAAGTCAAGCTCGCTCAAGCGAATTCATCTTTGACGATGCCGGCTTTCGGTCTCGCTTATGCAACTGCAAACGATCAAGCGGATATTGAAATCGTTACTTTCGGCAACTTGAACGATTACAACACAACGACTTATTCTTTAAGTGCGAATGATACTGTTTACGTCTCAGCGGCGACGGCCGGAGCTTTGACGAACTCAGCTCCAACAAGTGAAACAAATCTGATTCAAAACATAGGTCGAGTCGTAAGAGCGGACGCGTCCGCCGGAATCATCAAAGTTGGAGGAGCTGGAAGATCGAACGCAACTCCGAATTTGAATCAAAATAAAATCTTCCTTGGAAACGCTTCGAATCAAGCCGTCTCGACTGCTTTGAGCTCAATCGCTTTGAGTTCGTTTAACGATGATTTGAGCTATCTTTCAAGCGGAGATAATGTCAGCTTGTTGACTAATGACGCGGGATATTTGACGAGCGTTTCTTCAGCAAGTGAGACGGTCGAAGGCATTATTGAGACGGCAACGAACGTCGAAGCTCAAGGAGCGACGCTCAACAATAAAGCACTAGTTCCGAGCAATATCTCAAGTATTGCTCTATCTAGCTTCAACGACGATCTAAGTTATCTTTCAAGCGGTGATAACGTAAGTTTGTTGACAAATGACGCTGGATATTTGACTGACATCACCGGGGAGAATCTCGGCGACTTGTCGGACGTAACGATCACAAGTGTTACAAATAATCAAGTTCTTCAATACGACTCCGGCTCTTCGGCTTGGATCAATGCGACGATTTCAACCGGCGGCGGCTCCGTTCCGAACTTGACCAGTATTTCAAGTAGTCAAACGACAGATTATACAATTTCATCAACGACCGGAATTGAAGAAATTTACATCATTGATCCGGGAGCCGCAATCAATGTTAATCTTCCGGCGGCGGCGACGGCTGGAAGCGGTTACAAATATAATATTAAAAATATATCGGGAACGTACTCTTTGACAATCGATCCAAACTCGACAGAGACAATCGACGGAGTATCAACCTATTCTCTTAACGTTCAATATCAGTCGGTAACGATTGTTAGCGACGGCTCGAACTGGTTCATCATTTAAGAGAGGTTTTTCATGACATATCGATCTCGTAGTCCGAGAGGGACAATCTTGATTCAACTCAGTGCGGACGGAACTCAAACGACGGCGGCGAATGGAGATCGAGTTTTGTTTCCGACCAAAAAAACAAGTGGAAGTGACGGTGTAACAATTACAGCCGGCGGAGTGATTTCGCTTGATAGTACAAAGTCTTATTATTTGAGCGTTCATGTAGATTGTGACCGGCCATCATCAACAAGCGATTTCGCGGCGGAATGGTGGAACGAAACAAGCTCAACAAAGCTAGCTCGAAGCGACGGAGCTCTTGAAGCTCGGTTTCTTCCTTCCGGCGGTATATACTACAACGGATCAACGCTCGGACAATTAACTCTCGTGAATCCGTCGTTTGATATTAGCGTCAAAGTTGCTCAACTGGGAGCGAGTGCAACGGCGAACATATCAAGTTTTTTTCATTTGTTTATCATAGAAATCGACGATTAGGAGCAACTTATGAGCTTTGATCCAAGCGAGGGGGACGGAGTAGTTTTCAGTGCTTATTTATCAACTGGAGCGACAGCTCTTCCGGCTAATTCTTATTATGAGTTCGGATTTGATTCAGCAAACGGAGCTTGTTCGATTGTCAGCAATAGAGTGACGTGTAATCATTATGCGAGCGTAACGACGGCGGACATTGCGACAGAATCGGCAAGCGTGAATACTATTTGGGCTTACGGTTTCGGCGCAAACGGTTCTTATTATACAGCGACTCATTTATATAATACTTACGGCAAGGGCGACGATAATGCGTGGGGGGTAAATCGAGACTCTAAAGACTGCACTCTGGACACAAAGATCATTTTCAGAATCTCCGGGAGCCACAACTCAAATAATTTAAATCAACTAGCCGGAGTAATAATATGAGTTATCTAGCCAAGCCGAGATCAGCTGTCAGAGTTGATTTGCTTGTTTTCAATACGGTCTCTTCTCTTTCCGCCGGGACTGTATTCACTGTCAACGATACCCCGAAAAATACGAGCGCAACTATTAACGCAAGCGGATATATTGAATTACATAATAATAGTAGCTGGAGAATCGAAGCGAATTGTCTATGTCAATTTTCAACAACTAACAGCAACTATGAAGCCGTTGTTTATTGGTACGACGGAACGAGCAATCTCGGCAATCGCGGGAGAATGAGCAATCTTTCAGACTCTGAAATTTCGAGAGGGACTTGTAGCCTTTTAATCCTGTCAAGCGAGATCTCGACAAGTATCACTCTTTATCCTAGAATTGACAGCGTCGCCGGCGCTCCCGGTTATGATCCTACTTTTTCCGCTCTTCCTCATGTCAGAATTTACGAAATACCGAATTAATTATGATTGAATTATTAACTTTAAAAGATAACGCTCTATATATCGCCGTTGTTCTTTGCGTCGTCGCTTGTCTTTCAATCGGATATATGCTCGGACATAAAGATCCGATCGATGTCTGTTCATCTTATATCACTGATCTTGATAAAGAGAAACAAGCTCATTTGAAGACAGTCGACGAGCTAACAACTTGCAAAGCGAAAGCGTCCGGAGCATGCGTTCTTGATTGTGTCTCAGTATGTGACAAACAAGTTCAAGAAGCTCTTAAGAATAAGAACGATTGGATTTGTGATGATTAACTATCTATTGAGCTTAAGTCTGATTTTAAATCCATTGATCCCGAACGAGATTCCGCCGAACTGGCTATATATGGGAGCGAAGGTCAAACCGATCCAAGCGATCAAAGTCGAGCCCGGATTCAAAGTCTCCTTTTACGGAGCTCTCTTGACCGTCGACGACTGGGTTCGAGTGAAATCCGCTTTCGAAGGGAGCGCCGATCTTTGTGTATTTGCAATCGATGAAGCCGTCAAAGAATGTGTAAAAGGGAGTGAGAAGAAGCTCGACGTCGCTTTGAATCGAGAAGTCGACATTCGCCAAACTTTGAAAGCGTATGAGCTCAGACTCGCAAAAACAGAAGAACAGTTGATACAAGAACAGTTAAGCAGTAAAATGTTCTTATATTCAACGATCGGATTCGGTGTAATTAGTATTGCAACGATTACGACGCTCTTCGTTTGGAGTCGTTAAAATGGACATGAACGCAATCGATATCGGTACGATCTTAGCGATCGCCGGCCTTCTTTACAAGACGACTCAAGACAAGATCGCTCAAGCTGAAGAAATGGGAAAGCTCAAGCAACAAGTCAAGAGTCTTGAAACAAAGACTAACCAGATTGACAACAAGCTCGGAGAGATCGACGAAAAACTCGGGAGTCTTCTTCAAGTGATTACTAAAGTAGAGACTCTTGTCGAGCAAAGTCACAAATATAATTAAACTCCGTCGTAAAGACTAACAGCGTAATCGTAAAGATCCCAGTCGTCCGGTTCGTGATTCTGAATCGCTTTGATTAACTTCTCTTTATCGAAGTCGCTCAAGTCATTTGAAAGACTAATCGCTTCCGCAAATGGTGGTTGAACAATTCTGTTCTCATACCAAGAAATCGGAATGTCTGTTAGAATCGGATATTGAGTCGCAAATCCTTGGTGAACGTGCTCTTTGTGTTCATCGCTGATATTATGCCAGTCTACCGGGAGCGATAAACTTTTTCTTGTGACATCGTGAAGAATGACAGAATAGAAGAATCGTTCTCGTTGCTTCGGACTTGCTTTCTCGACGTTGAATTCGTGTCGCTTTAGCTGAGAATTGATTTCAGTTCGATCGATTCTCAACGACTCGCAAATCTCAAAGAACTCGGTCTCAGTCTCGAACTGATAGTTTGCTCTTCGACTGACTAGCTCTCTATTGATCGCTTGTCCCTTTTTTTTTAACTCTTCAGAGCTATAAGCCGGAGCTGGATTATAGTTTGATTTCGAGCTTGAATTTGAACTCAAGTCTTCTTCATAGCCAAGGGAACGAGCGACAAGTTTTTCATGCTCTTGATCTGACAGATTAGAGAAGTCAGCGATCTCGTCAATCGTATATAGACCGGAGACAGCTTCGGGAAATGCTTCGCGACAAAGGAAAGCTCTTGCTCGTTTCATCAACATATTGGCCGGCTGTCTTTTCCAGTTGGGTTTAATGAGATTCATTTGATTCGCTTTCTCCATTGTGAAAATCTGTCGATGAATCACTCCTTCCGGTTGATCGTTTCTTTCGGCTTCGACGATACATCTTTGATCGTTTGATTCAACAACTTGAAAGCGACGAACAAGTCCGGACTGGTAACAGATTCCGACAAGAGCGTCCGAGAGGAGAGCCGGCTTGCCGTTGATCGTTGAAGTATTGGCAGCTACCTTCCCAAGATGACCTTCAAAAAAATGACCAAAGTAAGCATGGGCGACGATCAAGTCTTTCGCGTCTTTTTGATTAGTTGTCAGAATTGAAGCGAGCCGCTCAAGTTCTTCTCCGGTCTTCGGGATCCAGAAATTATTTAAGTTGTTCATATTGTTTTATCCTTTTTTGAATGTGTAGTTCTTCTTTTTGAGCTCGACAAATAAGCTCGGCGAGTGAGAGTCTATAGAATAAATATCGCGTTCCGGTTGAACCGATATTCTCCTTTATTAAAATTCTTAGTTCTGAATCAGTCATATTGTTGATCCAGCGTTCTATCTCCTTGTATTGCTTGTCGTTCATAAGGTCTCAAAACATATCATGATCGGCGAACTCGCGAAACGATTTTGCTTCTTGAATTAAAGATTTATAGTCATTCAAATGATCTTCACAAAAAGCGGCCGTTGAGTCGTATGAGACCGGGAACTTCATGTTCGTCATCTGGCTTATTTGGTACGGCGACAGAACTCTTCTGATCTCATGAGCACAAGAGTCTTTCGGCTCATAGCCGGTCATATTGAACATGATATATGAGAGAATGAGAATCGCAGTATAAAAGACGATTGCGAGAAGAATTGTATTTTGTTGAGAGTTGTTCATCTTGTTTTGTCCTAGTCTTTTTTTGTGAAAATTTGTTGAAGCTCGGCGAGTCTTGAGATCGCTTGAAAGTCGTGAATGACTCGTATGAATAAACCGTTCTTTGATCTGATTTGTCTTAGACGATCAGCATATTCAGCGAGTCGAGCAATCTCCAGAAAGAGATTTGTTTCAATGATGTCGAAGAGTTCTTGTTTGATCTCTTCTTGGCTTTCGGTCGGTTTATCTTCGAGAATCTTCTCGATCAGCTTTATCTTGTCTTCGGTGTGTTGATCTGGAGTCATTTCATTGATCCTTTCTGAAATCTTCCGGGAGGTAATCATAAGAGAAGGTAAGTTTGTTTGCGGCCATAGCCAACTTTTTAGCTAGTTCATAAGAACATCGATCGCGACCGGCGAGAATGTTTGAAAGATAACTTCTATCGGTTCCGGCTTCTTCGGCGAGTGTCTTGATCTTAGTTCGCTCTTTTAGTTGTTTGAGTTTCTTTTTGTTCATACTGAATTCCCTTCAATAAAGTCTTCTTTGTGACTTTCTTTCCGTTAATATAAATCGGAGCGCTGAATCGAACCCATTTTCGACTAACACTCATATATTGTTTTGATTCAATCGCTCTTCCTTGGTGATCGAATCCAAATAAAGAGAGATCATACATCGATTCGATTCTCGCTCGATCCGAAGCTCGTCGATCATAGTTTTTTAATTCTCTCGCTTCATCACAAGAGCGAACGTAATTAATGATTGTCTCATTAGAAATTAAAGCTGGTTCATCGTCGTTTAGACCGATAGATAAATGAATGTCTGACATTTCGAGAGCGGCTTGCTTGTTAGCAAAAGCGATAATGTTCGATCCGGTCTTCCTTGCGTCTTTGCGAGCTTGCACAAAAGAGCGATAAATCTTAGCCGAGTAAATGTCGCCGTTAATAAGTCTGTAATGAATCATTTCATTCTCCGGTTGTTGTTGGTTTGTGTTGAGTTGTTTAGTTGACAAAAGGTTCTACATGATTCTGATAGTATTCAAGCCGATCCGCTTCCTCCATATCTTCCCATTCTGCTTTAGCCCAGTTTCGTCCGATTCGTGTATATAGTTCCGCTTGTTCAGCGGTCATCTTAAATTCGTTACGATTGATTAGTTCCGCTTTGATAGCAACGTTTTGATTTAAAAGATCGTTGTCAAAAAGTGCATAGTTTTGTTCAAGTAAAGAAGTAAGCTCTTTGTTATAGAAGTATACTCTTCTCAAAGTCTTCGTTCCGGTTGTTTTGATTTTTTTATTTTCGAGAATAAGCATTTTGCTCTCCAGTTGTTGTTGGTTTGTGTTGAGTTGATATAAGATAGTTACACTAACTTTTTTGTTAGTGCAAGTACTAAATAAAAAATTAGTAAAAAAACTTTAAAAAAAGTTAGTAGACTTAAATTTATCTTTAGTATATGTGTATTTAATCAACATGAACTCAGCTCGAAAAAAGGAGAGCAATATGAACAATCAAACGGAGTTCGACGTGAGAAGAGCGATCTTGTCTCTTGATATATCGTCGACCGATAAACTTGTCTTACTGTCTTTATTAATCAGAGTAGACTGGAAAACATTCTCCGGGAGTATCTCAGTTGTCGAGATCGCTTCAATGTTAAATATGAGTCATCGATCAGTTCAAAGGTCAATGAAGACTCTCAAAGAGAAGAAATATATCAGTCGATTCTCAGAGAAGATCGAAG